CGAGTTTATTGCCCTGCCCCTACTTGAATTGCTGGGAAGTCTTGTACTTCGTCCCAGAATCTGAGTCTTGGCTCTACACTTTGAACGGCACTTCTAAAGGGCGCGCTCCCGTTCAAATTCTCATACAACTTATCCGCAATCGCTCCAACTATGGCTCGTCTACGCGTTGAATGTTTTCGTGCTGTAGTTGCGTCCATTATGTTCTCCTCATTGTGGTTGGTTGTTTCCCTAGTATTCCTAGTGCCACATCTCTTATACTTTTTCCTATAATTCTTTTAGGGTCTCTATAGGTACTCCCTTGTTTATTTCCTGGCTCAAAAGTTTCATAAGGATCTCTCAAATAAGTATAATCTATATGTATTCCACCTCTTGGTCCCATATTTACCATCTCAACTCTAGCTGAATTTGCAAATCTACCTGTCCTAAACTGTAATGTTGGAGGCCCTGTCATATTCTTTGCTACCTGTTGTGGTAATACTTCATTTAATAAATTTCTTAAAGCTATTGGACTTTGTGCAGTTTTCGAAGTATCAATAGTTCTATTACCACCATGTTTCTTCTGCCTAAGTCTACCCGCAGCTGCTGATCCAGCTTTTACTGTCTTCTTTGTCTTACCAGTCTTTCTATCTTGAAAAGGTTTTGCTTTTTGCTTTTTCTTTACTTTCTTTTTTAAATCTTTGGCTTCTTGTAATAATCTCTTATTAACTTTAAGTCTAAAATCAGGTCTACTCTTTACTTTTAGTAAAGATGAAACCAATTGAGCAGCCATTATTTTTTGCGTTCTTTCTGCTTTAGTAGGAGAACCCTTTAAATGAGGTTCTAAATGTCCTAAAGTTGCTGTCATTCGTGTATGTACAGCAGCTGCAACCGTATCTATATACTTTTTAATCCCATTCTTGTCATAATGCTTCATTACCTTGTTACCTTTATTATCGGTAGCATGTAAATTAACTATAAACTTATCATCTAAAGTAATATCAGGATCAGCAGAAAAACTTTGTAAATCATATTCTACTGCTAACGCGTCTGTTATTTCTTCATGTACTCCTGTAATATACTTTAGTACAGAAACATGATGCAACTTAGTAAACTTCTTCTTTTTAAACGTTTCCCAGTCTCTTGCCATTGCCAGTATTGGAACAGTAGTTTGCTGTCCACCGGTTGTCTCCAATGGAGTATCAACTCCTTTAGATTTTACACTACCATGTCCTTTGACTAGGTGTGGTGTAGTTTGTTGTGAAGACCTGCCTGGCATCTTCTTTCCACCTGGTGCATGATACGTTGGTGGCAGATTAGCACTTGGTGTTTTACCTCCACCTCTATTAGGGAACTTTAAAAAATCAAGAGCTTCTGCTCTTGCATCTTTATAAAGTTGCTGAGTTGCAAAATCAATAGCTGGTTGGTGTTCGCCTTTCTTTGTCTTACCTACTGCTTTACCTCTAGTAGCTGCTAACTCTCCTTTTGCTAAAAATATCTGCACTTCATGTTGGTTCACTTTAACTACTCTTGGATTCCATCTTTTTTGAGCTGCTGGTTGGAATTGTCCAAATAATCTATTTTCTACTGCTTTCTTATCTAAGAAAGTCTTATTTAACCCATGCATAACTGCATCTTTTACTTCCTGTTCATAAAAAACTGTACCAGTTGGAAAAGGAAACATAGATCCAGCATGCTGACTCTTTTCCCAATTCATAAAAGCATTTATTAAAAGTATTAGCTCATCTCTTAAAGGTTTATATAAAGCAGACCTTGTGAGTTTATACTGATGAGCAAGATGTCTGTTAAAAAAATCTCTACTCTCTGTGCGTAAACTCTCTTTAATTGCTGCTGCTACGTCTTCTATCACACAACTACTCTATATAAGTCTAGTACTCTTTTAATATGATCTGGAAAGTCAGAGCTTGACTTCATTCCTGAAGTGCCTTGGTTTTGCAGTGATGCTCCCCCTAGGCTCTGTCTTTGTTTATGTTCATTTTTCAAATAGTAAGTAACTAAATCAAATATAGCAAGTTTTAAATCTTTTGGTGTCTCTGCATACCCCGCATTATATGTAACCTTTACTGCTCCAACCCCTTTTGGCCAAAACTTCTCATTACCGTTTTCATCAGTTCTAATAACTGCATCGGCATTTAAATCTACATAATATTCGTAATTTCCTGTTGTTAAAGTAGCATAATCACCACTATATGCAGTTCTTTCTTGTACTAAATCAACCGCTGTTAACGGACACTCGCTGACAATTATCGTTGTAGTGTAGTTATCTCCGATTGTAAAAGTTTCTACTTTATCTGTGCTGATATAGTCTATAAACGACGTGCCACAGTACTTTTTAACTAAGTCTGAGACTTGAGGGACTAGAATGGCGAGACGGTCATCTTCTTTTTCGCCTCTTATTCCTTCTGCGTCCTTATATTCGTGTGTTGTAACTAAATCTGCCATAATATTATCTTTAAAAATATGCGGTGGGGACTCGAGATCCCCACCACAAAATGTTAGCTATTAACTAGCTTTGAACTTATAAGCCCACTTAGAAGTAGCACCATCGATTAGATCGGTGAAGCCAATTCTTTGTGAAGCAACAAGAACTCGTCTTTGGTTAGCAACTTCATAGTCTGACTCAATTGTCACACCACGTAGTCTTGGCATTACGTAGTTTCTTGCATATACTGCAACCGCTCCGTACTTATTAGCTGCTTGTGCAGGGAACTCGTCACAAAGTAGAACCTTTGATCCAAATACCTGTCCAATTTCACCAGTAAGTTTAGTCGCCATGTCACCAACTAGATTTGCATCTTGGAATTCTGCGTCTTCTAGTAACTGGAAGTAAGTGCCTTGTGAAACAATATAAGTTACGTCGTTAGGGTTAACGCCGTATTTGCCCATATTCTTTCTTAAAGCTAGCAAGTCTGCTGCAGTTACAGTATCTGTAGCTACTGCAGTTGTAGATTGTGTTTCATCACTATCTGCAGATGCCATTTTGATAAGACCATCAAAAGTACCTGATGTATAAACACCATCGCCTTGATTACCAAGTAATAGTGCATTTTCGATACCTTTTGCATGTGATCTAACAATTGATTCCCTAATTAAAGGAAGTATTGGCATAATTGCATCTTCTTCAGTTTCATTACCTAAGTAAGATTGTGAAATAAGTTTGTGAGTTGATAGAGTTTTCTCTGCCAAATCAATACCACCGAAAGGTGCACCATAGGTGTCGCCTGTCTGTGCTAAGTTACCATGTGGAGATGATCCACTAGCTGTTTGTGCTGTTGCAAATTCAGCATATCCAGAATCTGGAAGGATAGGGATAATCATGTTAGCGGAATTCATTTGAATTTCTCTAAACAAAGGAGCTAATACTAGCTCATTTTGAATATCTCTTTCAACATTTGTAGAAACAACTTGTTCAAAGTCTGCACTTGAAACGCCTACACCTGAGTGTGCGTTTACTTTTTCCATTACGCTTTTAGCGTAAGGAGTGTCAAATCCTCGACCAGTTGCAAGACCTAAAATCTTAGCATCTACTATGTCACCTTCGAAGGCTTCTTTCCAGTCTGAGTTACCTCTATCTGAGAAAATTCTTTTTGATTCGCGCATTGCTTGAATCTCTTCAGATTTTTCAGACAGTTCAGATTGTAGTTCTTTAACAACAGACTCTAGGTCTCCTTGTCTTTCTTCTACTTTCTTGGCAACGTCATTGACGAGCTTTTCAGCTCCAGATAAGCCAGCTGTTACTACTGCTTTCTGTTTTTCCTGCTCTGCTTCCAATTCAGCTTTCTCTTCAGCTTCTGCTTCAGCTTTCGCTGTAGCTTCTGCTTCGTCACTAGCTTTTTGCTCGGCTTGTTTCATTGCAATCTTAGCAGCAGTATCTTCTGCTACTTGTTTTGCAAATGCTTCAAGGTCGAACTCAGGGCTTACTTCAGGAGTTTTGTTTTCTTCTGACATTTTAGTCTCCGTTTTGTCGGCTATTGCCTCGCTTGACTGCTCAATCTCTGCTTTGGCGTTGATTGAGGAAGTCTCTTGAATAAAGTCTTTTTTGAACTGATCGTACTCTTCCATACTATCAAATGACTTTGCTAGTGAGAAGACTGCGTTCTGGTTACAAGGAACCGAAACAACAGACACTTCAAATAGTTCAGCGTCCTTTATCTTATATCCATCGGTTTCATCGTTATAATCAGCGTCCTTGACTTTGAAACCAACAGAAAAAGCTCCAAGAACGCCATCTTTAATAAGATCTTTAATTTCGCCAGCAGATTTCGAAATTCGAGCAGTTAGCTCTAGTCCGTTCTCTGTGACACCTATTTCTTTTGCACGACCAATAGGTCTATCATAGTTATGATTGAACAAAATTACAGGATTATTTTTAAAATTCTCTAATCCTCCTTTTGCCCATGCAGTACTTTCAATAATATCTCCAGCACGATCAATTGAGTCCGTACTAGCTGATCCTTTGATATCTAGTCCGCCATCGTCATCTTCTGAATGTACTTTGAAAGTGTTAGTCCAATGAAAAATCTTGTCCATATTAGTCCTCCTTCTCTGCTTTAGCTTTTTTAGGAGCTGGTGCAGGAGTTTCTACTACAGGTGCGACTTCCACTGGAAATCTGTGATTAGCGGCTGCTAAAACTCTGTTCCAGGAACCAAACTTTCTTCTTAGAAGATAGTCCCTTACAGGAGCTTTCTCGTCCGCCTTATAATCGGCTAAGCTAACAGAATCCACGCCTTTTGCACGCATGTAGTCTGATAAAGCCTTTAGCATCATGTGTTTTGTCATAATTATTCCTCTGCGGGTGGGTTTTCTTCGGTTTCTTCCGCCGGTCTGCCACCTTGCTCTGGATTTGCTGCGGATCCTGCAATATTCGCAGGAACTCTTGGTTGATCAAATCCGTCAATCGTCTCAAGTCTCAACGCCTCCCTTGCTTCATTCGGTGTTAATATTCCCGTGTTTACAAGAGTTGCATAATAAGCTGCTTGATCTCTTAGTTCTGGTTGAAGAGCAGGCACATCGCTTACATCTTCGTTTAGTTTAAAACCGAAGAACCTCTCGAAAGCATACCCCATCTTTCTAATGATAGGAAGTATGGTTTCTAAATAATATAAACGTTGGTTAGGCCTTATATTGGCATTGTTACCCCCGTCTAATAGAATAGGTGGTACACCTAATGCTTCAAGAATTATCTTTTCATTGGCTTTTATACCATCTTGAAAGTCTAAGTCTTTGAAGTTAACTTCAGTTAGGTTTTCCACTTCTAATCCACCATCTAGGAATAATGGTCTACGACCTCCTGACTGTGGATTGTATCTAGCGACCCAAGCCTGTAACATTCTTTCTTTGATTTTCTCAGAAAGAGTATTAGGTGACTTAAGTACTAAACCTGGTACTGCTCCATTTTTGAAGAAATTGTCTTGGAAACGTCTCATGCTTCCAAGCAACTGCATAGTTCTCCATGCGGGCTTCAATCTAGGAACTCCTCTATAAATAGAGTTAAAACTGTTTTCTTTAATGTGAATTATTTCTTTAGGACTGTAATCTATGCTGTGATCAAATACAAACTTACTTATGTATGTACTTTCATCAGTCTCAATAGTTACATGTTCCGCTGGTAGATGATAAAGATGCGCTCCGTCAAAATAAACAAAAATGTTGCCATCTATTAGTAGGTCAACGATTAAATTTCTTTTAAAAGAACTTACATCTTGAAAAGGATTTGGCTCTCTATTAAGTAGTAAATCGAGCTTAGATCGTCTCATGTTTTTGACGATATTATTCATTCCTTTTAATTGCTCACCAACATCATACGGTATATCCGCTGCGTCGTCCACTATCATGTTAACTGCGCGGTTTACTACCTCCAGTTGTTCGTAAGCGTTTCTGTAGTTTGTTACAACTTCACGAGTATTAAGCGAGCCACCCTCTTCTCCAGCAATATAGGATTGGGAAGGATTTAACTTTTCCCACTCCTCAGTAGCTGAGGTTCTGCCTAATAATCTGTCATACCATGCCATATTTATCTCTCTGTATACCCACCCATCTCTCTTGTTTTCGTGCTGTCACTACCTTTGGTCTTTTACCGTAGATGGAGTGAAGTTTTAAATGATGTTCGTGACATAAAGTAACAGCTGCTTCGTAAATCTCTTTGTTGTGTTCGGCTATGAATCTTTCGCGAAGATTTAAAATATCTTCTTCGCCAGTTATTGTAATCTTATTCTTTCTCAACCAAATTTCTAACAACTCTGTTAGACCGTGAAAATGATGAAAGTCGAGATTCTCTGTTGAGCGACAGATAAAACATTCCGTCCCTTTATTGTATTTCGACTTAGCCTTATCCCGAACATACTTTACTAGATCTCGTTTTAGTTCCATAACTTATTCCATTCCTTAAATTATACTAGACTTTGGGGTTGTTGTCAAGAACTATTTTTGGTTCGGTGGTTACTAGAAGCTAGTGACACTTGTCTCGAACGAGTACAACGCATACCGTAGTGCATCTGCCATATGAGAAGCATAGTTATGTTTTGGTTTCTCTTTCAATAAATTAGGATTGGGATCCCATTGGTATTGGTCAAGTGCACTCAGAGTTTCGTGACATCTTTGATCAACTATTAAGTTATCATTATCACAGATCGCTGCCACATGACCGATTCCATCTAGAACAGATTTCTTTGCGTTAATAGTAGTAATGTCATAGTTTTGTGCAAAGTCAAACCTTGTTTGCTGTGCAGCTGAGTCTATATAAATATAGTCTATGTCCCATTTTGCAATTAACTTCTGTATCTCCATTGCGTGTTGTTCTGTAGTTCTTTCGGAATCCAGGTACTCGTCTAGTAAATAATATTTTCCTGAATCCCAGTCATAGCCAATTACACAGAAAGCTGTAGGATCTTTATAACCTACGTCCATTCCTGCGAATATATCCATTTTAGAAACATCAAGTTCGGCTAAATCTTGTTGACATTTCTCCATATTAAATCCCCATACCTGACCTTCAAATACATTGAAGTCTGCCATATACTCCTGATTGAATTCTGCCTCAGACATGGTTTTCCTTGCTTCAGCAATATCTTCATCAGATATTCGGGGGTTTTCGTGATAGGTTGCCTTGACTGAAGCCCATTCAGGAAAGTCTCCTGAAAAGCCTCTGTACCAAAATTCGGCAAACCAATTGTTTCTACCTCGAGGGGTAGATATAAATAGTGCTTTTGAATTTTCTTTATCTAGCGTCGGTCTGAGAGCCACATTGAAAGCATCTTTTCCGTCCACCAACGCAGCTTCATCAAAAATGATAAGATCATAGGATCTACCAACGACCGAATCCACTTGATTAACCGATCCCATGCGGATCGTAGAATGGTTCGAAAGCTCAATAACTTTATCTTTTGCATTGTCTTTTATTACCTCTAAATCAAAATGTTTGATTAGTGTTCTTTGAAGATCGAATGATATCTGTGATAGTGAGTAGTTAGGCGACATAAGTAAAACATTAGCGCCAGGCACAAGACAAACTAACTGTCCAATTACGTTTGCAATATAAGTTTTTCCTTGTCTACGTGAAACCGCAGCAGTAACAAAACGATACTTCGGATTGTTCATTGAATTGATGATAGCTATTTGAGTGGAATTAGGTTCAATACCTAGTAGTTCCATATAACCATCGACTGGTAACTTAATGAATCGGTTTTCTCCGAAGGTCATTAAGTCTTCGTGTAATACGTCTTTTCTTGATATTTCTAGCATTAGTGGATCGTTTCGTTGTTAAAAAATGATTCCACTTCCCCTAGAAGTCCTTGCTCCTCTACGACGTTGTAGAGGTACATGAAAGCAAGAGCGACATTCTTCATATCTTGCTCTTTCTTAGAGAGTTCTCTTTTAGCCTCGACCATAGTTATAGCCGCAGTAAAAGTACTAGCATTTACTATATTTTCTTGTAGCCATAAATGTCTGCCATCTACTACTTTCATGTTTTCTCCGTGTTATACTCTAGTGTTGATTGAGGTAAGCAGAACAGCAGCGTTTGCTGCGAATATTGCGTGAGCTCTATCTTTTACGATAACTTCTCTTTCTCCGCCACCTAAAGTAATTGTTCCGACTACTGAACCACTTGCTGCAGTTACGACTGTTACTAAGTATGCTGTAGTACTATTATTGTATACAGATACTTCGATACCATTCTCAACTGTTGATGCTGTTCCAGTAGTTGTTGGAGCCGCAATTTGCGCTCCTTCTAATTTAAATCTCATTGATTTCTCCGTCTCTTGCGAGCTTTCCCTTGACGCCACTTAATAGCACGAAGGCGGCGCTTAGCCGCTTTCTTGCTTTCTGACGTTCCAGGAGTATTTTTTATTTTCCACCCCTTTTTCGTTTTACGAACGGGCATAAGTTAAAAGTTCCTTTTTAAAAAGAACGAGGCACTATCCATAAACTCTCCGTCTCTAGCTGAGTCAAGAACTTCCATTCCTAATACCCAACCTTTATCAGTAGTTTTTGAAACTGTTAGCATTTGGTAAGTAGAATCATCATATCTTACACCATGTCTTAGTGATAAATCGACAACTTTAACTAGAGGCATTTTTAAATTAACTTCTCTATAGTTGTTTTCTCTATCGTCCATGTCTGTGTATTGATAAACGTCTATCCAATCATTACCACCACCAACGTACCATTCTTCTGTATGGTCTATTGCTTTATCGTCATAGCGATACTGGATTACTCCTGCATCAAACCACCACTTATCGTTTACTTCTAGGTAATAACCTGCGTATAGATCGTATTCGTAACTTGCGTCTCCAATACCTTCTACTTCACCAAGCCATACACCTCCGTATGCTCCTTTATAGTCAGCTTGTACCCAACCTTGTGCGGATCGATTCCCCATAGATTGAGTTTCACCTCTAAATAAATAGTCACTATATACTCCGACATCTCCATTTACACCAGCGAATGATGGTAATGTAAACATCATGAGCATAACTGCTAGTAGCTTCTTCATTTTCTTCTCCCTATTACTTGTGAGAGCATGGCCTCGCGAGTTTCCCCACGAGGTAACGCTGTCAACTCCTTGGTTGCGAGAAGGCGATGCAACTTTTCACGTTGCTTGAATATGAATTTCGCAGAAGCCTTCTCAATAGCGAAAATCATGTTTGGTAAAGTTAGTTTTTCTTCTAGTCTTCTTTTTTCAGCTGGTAGCATAGCTACCCTCCTTTTAGTCAAGTAGAGGATTTCTATCCTTTGCCTTTCCAATGTTTAAAGCAAAGCGGTCAATCCATTTATAGACTTTAGCCCATATCTTATCATCAGCCGGTGTGTCAGTCATAGCGACTACAGCCGAACATATAGTAATAAGTATAGGTAAAACCTGAATTAAACCCCATATAATTTTGATCAATTCAAACATTTTTTACTCCCAGAAGGCATAAGCCTTCGCTTAGATTCAGTTATCGTCTTAGAGAACCTGGTAATTTACCATATCCTCTTTTTCTACGTTGTAACTGTTTCTTTCTTGCGGCTAACAAGTTCGCTCGGATATCTCGTTTTTCAACTTTCTCAACGGTTTCTTCAACCGCTACAGTTGATTCCGGCGCATCTTTGTTAAGTCCGTGTTCTTTAATCTCTTTCTTAGCCATTTGCAAACTCCATTGCTGCTTCTTTAGAAGCATGCTTAGTTTGTCTTCCGTTAGGGTCTAAAAGGCAATGTTGGCCTCTCTTTACATAGTAACCCCAACCTTCAGGTAAATCAGACTTCTTCTTAGAAGGTGCCTTTACCTTTGGTGACTTAGTCACATCTTTCTTGTCATAATCTAGTTCCATAATTTCTCCTAATGTAAGTTTAGCATGGCAAATATTATGCCACCCATTGTTACAATTGCCGTGCCTGCGGCTCCGATTAGTATTGTTTCTATACGTGTTATTGATTCATCAACACCGTCAAAGCGCTTGGCTGACCGTTCTTCAATTGCTTGGAGCTGATTGAATACAGTTT